TTCTCTGTCAATTCTTCTTGAGTCTTGACCATATTTTCATTTAGGTCTTTTCTATAGTCTTCTTCTAATCTTTCTACTTCTTCACGCACTTTTGATTTCACTGCAGCTTCAAATACTGTTGCAGCTTTTCTCTTGAACTCCTCTGAAAGGTCACCCTCTCCGTTCATTAATGCGTCAACGTGTTCTTTAACATTGATATCTTTGACTCTCTTTTCGATAGCTTCAGACTTTTCTTTATCTTCAGCACTTTCTTCATGTTCACCTTCTGGCATATCCATTGCACTTGCAATTGAATTATATTGAGCTTTTAATTCTTTTGCTTTCATACCGTTCATTTTATCTACCATAGCAGCAATCATTTTTTCTTTAGTCTTTGGTACTTCCATTGCTTCTTTGTGGTCTTCTGTTGCAAGAATCTTCATATCTTTTGCCATAACTTTTTCTTCGATACCATGTTTAAATTGTACGTCATACCACTCTACATTTCCATCTTCATCAGGAATTGCGTGTGATTTTAAAATTGGTTTACCTTTACCAAACTCTGGGTGTTCTACGAATGTTGCACAGTCGTGATTTTTAGAGTGACATAGTTCTCTGATTTCGTCATCTGTATAACCTTCTTTTACCTTTTTGAGTTTAGGCATTTTTTCTGGAGCACCCTCACCTTTTTGTTGTGCGTCACCAGAAACTTCTTTGGAACTCTTTGATGCACTTGCACCTGTTGGTGGGGATACTTTACTTGGTGTGCTTCCACCGATATCTTCTTCACCTGTTGCACCGTCAGCAGGTTTCTTCTTCATAGGTTCAGCAGCAGTTGCACCTTTCTTTGGAGCATCATGAGCACCTTCTTCTAACTCGGCAATCACTTCCGCTTCCAACTCTTCTATTGTTTTATCTAGTTCGTTTGCCATGATGGCTCTCCTTTTAATTGGTCTTTTATAATATAATATTTATAAATTATAACAATTTGAGGAACTTCGCAAACTCTAACGCATCTTCTTTTGCGTGTCGACTGCGTGTTCTTCTCTCAATTCTATCCTTCATTCTTACTAATTCTGCCTCTACGATTGAACCATTATTCCAAACCCAATCTTTTCCTTCCATAATACCTTCTACGAATGCATTTGGAGCGGAGGGGTCTGCAACGATATCAGCTGCAGTTGCAAGGTAAAAATCGTTTCTAACATAGTTTGCACCGTTCTTCTGATTTAAACTACCCATACCTCTTGATGATACACCTAACTTTGCACCTTCGTCCATTAGGTTCTTAACTATCTCACCCATTGGAGTAGATAATATCTTAGCTTCACCTATAAAGTTTTTACCATCTGGGTATAAACCTGTGATTAGGTGAGATGCTCTCTCAAGATTTATGGTTGGGCCTTCTGGGTGACCTAATTCACCGAAAGCTCTTTTTTGTTGTATATGGTCTTTGTTGTATCTTCTTACTTCTTTCTCTAGAACTTCCATAGGATATACTCTACCATTTCTGTTCTTGATATCAGCTTGCATAAAGATACCTTTTATCTTGTAGTCTTTTTTACCACCATCTTTTTGTTCGGTGATATATTCTACGTCTTGTATTTCTTCAGATATAAGTTTTAAGGTTTTCATATTTCTATCCTACAACTTCTGATATTACTTCTACATGGACTGCACCATCACTACCACCAGTTTCATTGATTGCAGATAATGTGACACCAACTTCTGCACCATCTAAGAGTATTCTATCGTGTTCATCTAAACTATTTTCATCTGTACCCTCTAATGTTATTGGGTCACCATCATTAGCTGCAGTGTTTTGGACAATACGTCCACCTGTTTCTCCACCGATATTTTTAAATCTTGAACTTTCAGGCACTATGATTACAGAGGTGTTTGCTCTAAGGTATAATCCATTTGATGATGTGGCTGCAGTTCCAGTGTCAGAGTCAGTTACTTTGATAAACACATCTTGTCCACCAAACTCATTAACTCTTAACGCTTGTCCTTTTCCCATTAAACCACAGTCAAGACTGTGAGCTGCGTCATCACCCATTGTAGATGCAGATATTGTTCCAGCGTGTCTTATTAATTTGATTGCCATCTTTTTATCCTATCGTTAACATTTCTCGTTCAAAATAACTCAAAAGTTCTTTATCGGATACTCTGTACTTTTTTGCTACATCTTTTATTGTTTTTTCAAAACTATTTAGGAAATCTGAAGGTTTAGAGTCCATTTTTTTAAATATATCGTCCACAGCCTTACGCATCTTAGGATTTAACTTTTTGTATTCCTTAGATTTCTTATGTTCGTCTTTCTCCATAAATGAAGAATAAAAGTTGTTAAACTGTTTTGTCATCTTCTGGTTCTGGTATGTGATTATTCACAAATCCTTTTGCAAGTTCTTTTCTTTTATTTTCTAGTGTGTCTTCAACTTTTTGTCCAACTGCACTTTTAAAAGCATCTTCTGCATCAAGGTTACTACCTCTTGCTAATGCATCTACAAATTCTTTACTACTCATTTATTTCTCCTTATCATCTTCTGGTGGGTCTTCACCTCTTAATTTTGCAACGTCATCTGCTGGTATTGGAGCACCATCAACTGATGGGTATCTTGTAATACCATCTGTGTCTTGTGGAACATCAACTCCACCATCATCAACGTCCATTCCTGCTTCAATGTTGATTTGTTTTTGCATCTCTTCAATCTCTAAATCTGTTAGACGCAATACATTTTGTTGAACCCATTTCTTACTGAAAAATGTTCCAATATACGCTTCAATAGTTCCAAGAGTTTGAAGTTTATTCTCCATTAACTCTGCTTCTTTTAATTCTGTAAAGTGTCCGTCCTGTAAGAAATCATACTGAATGAGTTCTTTGATATTGTGAAACTCTTCTATTGTCATTATACCTTTCAACACCAATTGTGTTTTTAACATATCGGTAAACAAAGGTGTAAACTTCTTCCTTATTCTCTGAACAAACTTTGAAAACTTAAGTTCATCTCTTGTAATTTCTGTTGACCTACCAAGTGAAAAGTTTTGTTCAGCCTCTAATCTTGAGATAGGTACGTTCAATGAACGATACAATTTTCTTTGAAAATAAATTATATCTTCAATCTCTCCAAGATTTGCACCGCCTGGTAGTGTGGTAATCTCTGTTCCTCTACCACCCTCTCTTCTTGGTAACCAGAAATCTTCTAACATTGACATATGGTTTCGGTCATCTCTGATTTCACCAGTAGATGCATCATATACCAGTTTGTTACGATAACGATTCATAACATCTTTCAGATATTGTTCTGCTTTAATTTTTGGTAGATTACCAACGTCAATGTAGAATATTCTTCTTTCTGGAGCTCTTGAGATACGATAGATAACGAGTGCGTCCTCTATCATTCTTAACTGGTTTACTGGTTTGATTGCTTTGTGTAAGTATGATAATACATTACCTTTGTTTTGGTCTACCAAACCAGATGGACAATAGGTAATACTGTCTGGTGCAATTTTCAGTCCTTCATTAGAACCAGAACCATATCCACCTTGAAACATACCTTTATCATTGTAAATATAATATTCATTTACTTTTTTAATTGTTTCAATACTTGTTCCTTTTTTGATATCTTTATCAACCTCACGAACTTTCTTAATTTTTCGTGGGTCAATATATCGAACTTCTTGAATACCTTTTCTTGGATTTTTCTTATCAATTACTTTGTGATAAAATAATCTACCATCAACATACCATCTACGAAAAATATCGTGTCCTTTTGTATCAAAGTCTAACAATCGAAGAACAGAGTCAAACTCTTGTTCGATTGCTTTCTTAATTTTCATTGGATAAGGAAGTTGGTCAAGAACCACCTGAACTGCTTGAGCTCTTTCGTTTGCAACGATACCTTCGTTTACGATATCTTCAATCGCACTATCGCATTCTGGTTGTTGTGCAATATCTCTGTATCTACGAATGAGGTCTTGTTCAGTTCGTTCTCTACCGTCAGTGTCTAGGATTTGTCCAAAGAAACCTCCACCAGCGACATCAATCGTGCCGTCTTGTTCAGACGGCAGAGTGAATTTTTCTTTGTTCTTATCATCTTTTATTCGTGTAAAACGAAACCCAAA